CCAACCAGGATTTGGCCGTCAAGCCGAGCCCGGATCATATAGGTGAGACGGCTGTTAATGTAACCAGCTATTCCGGCAACATCTTCAAGCTGCTCATCAGTAACCGGCAGCCATACGGCAATCTTCTCAACCTCATCAGAAGTCTCGGTTAATGCAAGGGCACCCTCTCCGTATGTCTGCAAGGTGCCTTGGATAGACTCCAGAACCTCGGCGGCGTTGTTGGTGAAGGTAGTCTCTTTCATGTATTTGATGGTATCCCGGACGGTCGTCAGCATGGGGATGCGGTCAATAACGCTGATAGGCGTAACCGGGTAGACCTCAACTCGTGATTCCCTGATGGTTGGAGGGTCCCAGCCAGCCGTAGCAGACATCACGGATTTTATGTCGATATCGAGAGCGATCTCCCGCCCTTTCTTTTCTGCACCGGCCTGTGACTCGACAAACAATTGACCCAAGCTCTTGACCTCAGCCTTGGGTTCGCCCTTCGCCGGGTGCCGCATTTCATCGGCCGGTTGGTTCATCTCCTCGTTGAGTTCGCGGCCTGCCTTCAGGGTCTTCTCAGCGTCCAATAGTTTGACCCGCTGTTCTCTCAGGTCGGTGACTTCCAGGTCAATCGCTTTCAGGGCGTCTACCTTGGCCGTGGTATCACCTTCTAAACATTTGACTTTGCTAAAGTCCAGATCTTCGCCAGCCTCATCATATATCTGGCTGATTAACTTGCCTTTGGCGGCAAGTTTCTCGGTTACCTCTTTCAGACCGGCACCGCCCACAATGAGCATGACCGGCATCATTAGAATGAACAGGATTATTGATTTTACGGTTTTCACTTTAAATTACCTCCGCGATTTCTCGCCTTATTTTGGTGAACAACAGCACCGCCTGTAACAACTTCTCGTCGTCCACAGGTTCAGTAGCATCCAGTAATTCCTTCAGGTCTGATGCTACGGTTGAGAGCGATTGGAGCAAGTTCTTAATCCGCCCTCGGTTCTTTTCCGATAGTACCCTACCTTCTTTCAGCCTCAAGTCAGCAAGCGACTTGGTTCTGACGACCAGTTCCGCCACGGCAGCAAGCGCCGTATCAGCCTGGTCTGTATAGGTATGGCTTTTAATTGCTAACGTGGCTGTGTCCACGCCGGCGCCTAATAAAACTGGTGACATTTCAAAGGGGTCGAGCTTCTTTATTATGCGCTGTGGCCTCGCTCCATCGTGGGCCGCTGCCCACGAATCAACATCTTTGTCGCCAGCAATCTCCAGAACCTTGAAACCATAACTCCACTCCTGCAGACCACCGGAGAACTTGACCGCTTCGTAATGCTCCTTACCAGAATCAGTTTTTAGATTGAACTCACCCTTGCCCAAAACCTCTTCGCCTTCTTCGTGGATCACTGCTTTACCCACAGGAAGGCTCCCCATCCAACTCCCATGCGCATAAGAAGATATCAATATCTCCTTACCCTCGGGGAAGGCTCCTGTCAAAGTAACATCGCCATCTTTGTCAATGACATTAAGGGTAGCGATACGGGCTACAAAGGTCCCTTCCTTCTCTTCGTCTAACTTCAGGCTAACGACCTTCCGCTCGATGCCGTCCGCAGACTTTAATCGCCTCTCTAGCTCTTCTAATATATCCATGGTAGACCTCCCGAATTTACTTACCAAACAGAACCCACCAGGCCAGGTTTACCCTCTCGGAAAACCCTTCGTTCCTGATGTCTTTAATATAACGTCTCCACTGCTTTCGGGCTTCCTTCTTCAGTTTCTTTACCTGTCTGCCGTTCATTATATCACTACCTTCGGTTTCCATAATCTTCCGTGACACCAGTAAGTGCGGCACAATCTCGGCTTATGATGTTCTATTCCGCATTTGGCATCTTCAGCCAAATGCCTGCATCCCTTCTCTTGATAAGGTAGTGCTAATTCAATCATTCCCAGAGATAACAGTTCCTTGCGGCTATATCTTTCAACCGGTTTAGGAAGCTTCTCCGCCCCAGCCGGATATTTATAGCCGACGATTTTATGGCAGCATGGAGCACTGCAGGTTAAGCAAGTTTGCCCCTTTGCAGGCATTATTACCTCCCTGTCCCAAATGTACATACACAGCGGCACATCGGCTCGTTAGGATATTCCTCACCATTGGAAAATACTTCGTCCAGTTTGACCGTGTCGCCGTCCATAGCCTCATGCTCGTCTCGGACTCTATCATCCCGACTTGATAGCCAGGTCTTAGTCTTAACAACTCCTGATTGTCTGGCTGCTTCTTGACTGCCGAATGATGCAGCCTTGGTGACCTCAGTCCGGGCTACACGCATGGCTTTAAAAGGTGATCTGTCGGTATAGAACTGTCTCAGGTTCTTGGCTATGGTTGTGGTCCCGGCGTTCTCATCTATCCCGGCTAATATAACCCGCTTAACATCGTCAAGGTTAGTGGCTAAAATACTCACGATATCTTTGGTTGCCTCTTCTTTAATCCACTTCCTTATAGCCGCATCGGTGGGGTCGAATGTCCACTTTAACTCGACGGAGGTATCCGACTTCACTGCCCCCCAGTCTTCAGCTGTTGAACTACCGAAGTCCTCGACGATAGCGGTTGATAACTTGACCATCATATTGACCCAATCATCACTTAAACTATTGATTGCCTTCTCGGCTGCATTAAGTAATTTATCCGGGGCCTTGCCCTTGATAGCTTTAGCGATGGCATCTGATTCATCTTCATATAAAGGCGCTATCTGCTTACTAGCGGGGTTCCACCATGCCAATCTTTGTCTATCTACTCTCTTCCATAGGATAGCCTTCATCTCCTCGGTAAGGCCCTCAGATTTCAATTGTAGGGCGTCAGTATGTGATTTAGTCCCTGCAGGCACCTCAATCATCATCATCGGCCTTAAATAGATATTCTGAGTCTCATCGACCGGCATATTGGTTTCCCGCTGGGCATCTGCTACCGTGACATAACCCCCGGTAACCATCTTGCTCACCCGCTCGGCTTTCTTGTTCTCGTCTTCCTGTAAGACCCTAACCTCTGAAAGGTCATAAGATACCTGCCAGGCTGATATATCGTCTTCGAATTCCCTGAGTAATTGACGTTTAATTACAGACCCGAATACCCTTTGGGACGGGATGATGTTTGATTCATAGGCCATCTCCCGGGCTTCCTGCATATTGGAGAAGGTAGAACGGGCTAATCCGGCCCCCAGTCCAGCTACAATAGCGGGCACTCCAAGGACGCCTGATATTCTCTCTTCTGGTATTTGCCGTAGATTCTTCAAGTCCATCTGCTGGGGGTTAAAGCCGAACATCTCGACGTGGGTCGAACCGCTCATGACTAAGGGCTCGCCGCGTTTATCCCCTGTAAAGGAGGACTTGAACCAATCCTTGATGTCTTTCCCGACCCCAGTGGTCATTGATGGAGCACCCTCTTTCGGTGATATCACAACACCAGGGACACCTAGATTCTTTAACAGGGAAGCGGTCATATTGGCTGCTTCGTCATCGGTAAAGACTTCTCTCAGTAAGCTCTTTAAAGGAGACAATCCCTTCCTGATATTATTGGGGTCCAGTCCACATCGGAAGTGAACGATATCCTCAGGGTCAATCGGCTCAGGCATGCCTCCCGGAGAATACTCATAATAAGTAATATAATCCAGGTTGTTATAGCCCCATGCTGGCTCGATAAGCGGTGAGGGTATCCACCATAGTTGAACCACCCTCCCTGCTGCAGACCGTATCTTCCGCCAGTAGGTGTTGCCGTCGATGTTATAATCAGCGGCCGAGGCCATCTGTAACAATAAACCGTCATAATACGGATTGGGCGTGTCCAGTAGTGTTAACAGGGGATGCTCAAAGAGGTCATCCCAGGAGCCGTCTTGATTTCGTTTTCTTAAATAAAGGGGGGCTTCAGGGAATGTCCTTTGAATCCAATTGACACAGGCCATAATAATAGCCGACTGATAACCATTGACCTGCTTGCCGTAATCGTAACCCGTTCTCGGCAAGGTTAATAGACTCATGCCGGAGGAGGGGAATATCATTTGCTGGACCGCTTTGCGGAACCCGTTAATTATGCTCATCAATTCACCCCAATACACCAGGCTATCAGCACGATTGATATACAGATTAATACATCGATATAATCAGCTTTCAATGGACCCCCTGTGGAAGAGGAAGCCGGGATAGTCCACGGAGCTGAACGCCCCCGCTCCCTCGGTTAAAGTCGTCTCCACTCGCCCGGTTGGTCTTCAAGCATCAACTCGGTTATTAGCCAGACCAAGGCATCCAATCGATCGGGTGAAGTCTCTCCCGGGACCCACTCACAAAGCTGATCCTCAAGCAGTCCAAAGAAGCCCACATGGTGAACTCGGCCCTGTTCATATAGCGCAGATACCGGCTCGGCCCTGGTGTATTTACCTCTACTGGCATGGACGGCCTTGAAGGGGACTGACTTATCAATCATCTTCACTGTGTTGCCCACCATGTCGCCGCCGTTGTTTACCTCACCGATAATTATATCAGCCCTGGATTTATAATAACCCGTCACCGCGGCAGTCGCCCATTGGTTTGGAGAGCCTTTGAGTGTCAGGTCGTCTAAGATATAAGCGTGGAGAGCACCCATATAAGGAGCTATCCCGCCAACTATAATTCCTGTCTCAGCGCTATCTTCGTTATCAGATGCCGCGGGGTCTATCGCAACTCCGACTCTAACCAGGTCCGGATGCTGTGTTACCCTTAGATT